GTCGTAGACCTCGGGATAAACCGAGATTTTTAGAGATCTACGATGGTTGACGGTGATTGGAAATCCTTCGGACTTTTCCCACTACTGTTAGACCCAAGAACCACTTCACCGCACCAATTCGCGGCTTATAGGTTCAGAGGTGGTGCGCGTCAACGGCCGCGTTATCACCTTTGGAGAAAAGTTGCATCGTTCCTCAGTAGGACTCATCGCCGGTATCGGATTAGAACATACACAGAGGTGTCTGGCCCGGCATCCGTGAGGCAATTCACAGGACCAAACCTATGGGCTTGAGGGACCGCTTACTGGTGGTACAAAGACCGAAGAACAGCTTACAAATCCCGAGAGCCCAATTTTCACATGCTCGCCACTAACCTTCAACGAGTTCAGAGAACAACCAATTGGAGCACCGTGGGTGATCTGGGGTTATTACACCGATGACACACACCCTCCGACAACGGATACATAGCTTAACAAGCGTGGACCCAATAATGCTGAGCTTTGTCAATAACAACATCATGGGTGACTCGTCTAGGGAGCCTTGCGCCTTCAACTATCATTGGCACTAAACGTTCATATTTTAGTTGCTCCTCAACAGTTATACCGAATGCCAATTCAATATGGTGTCGAGTGAGATCTTCAACACAAACTTCCAGCGCCGCAAGCTTCGAAACATCAAGCTTGACACCACCTCGCCATCTTTCCTCATCACCGAAAATAGCAGTATCTTCAGTTAATGACGCGACTTGTCTGGCAAACAAGCCAACCATAGGTAATTTCGATGAGATGTGCAACTCACACAAGCCACACCCCTTCAAGAACCGCAAAAATCGCTCCTGCGGCCAATCAACATACTTATGGGTGACACCGAAACAAGCCAAAGCTCGTTTAGGATTACGCGCCATTACCCAGCCGGCTTTTGTCCAAACAGGACGAGACCGACAGAACTCCACATTCCAGTATGAGCCATCACTCACATTACATTCCTCACCCGTCAGGTCAAACCCAAGCTCACTAGCCTCCTGGGAGACAGCTCGCATGGTAGTTGCATCTTGCTCAATAAAGAGCAGTGCATCATCCCCGTCACAAAGGAAGTCCCACTTCTTCACACCCAACCTGCGCATAATTGTCGTGAACACTAGGTAGTTAATCATACTGTTTCCCAACCCAGTATCGATATCACCAGACATTCGGTTCCCCTTGATAGAGTACTTCTCATGCCCAACCCCAGTACGACCCTTATTACGCAACGTCCAAGACAGAAGCTTCCTAAATTCAGGGCAATCAACCATATTCAAGTAGAGCCTATGTGTTGCAAGTAAATGCACTATGGCTACACTAGCATCAAAACTCGAGGCATCTAGGCTGATGACACAAGGTCGGTTGAACTGCTCGGACTTGCGAATTATCAACTTCGCACGTTCCCACTGGTTCAATCCTTTGGCCATAAAGCGCGAACGCACCACACCACGTTTAAGTCCCTTCCACACCATGAGACTATGCTCAATAGGTTTCAGGTATTTAGCGATGGCTAGGTTGAACCTAGGACTCCGGCCTTGTATTGCTCTCGGCTTTTTAGAAGCAGCACCAACACTATCCAACTTATCGGCCTTGACAAACATGGCGATGTTAGCATCTCTCCGCTCAACATCTATTTGCAACAAGGATTCATAGGCTTCAAGGTAGCGCTTTCTCTTAGCGTCATTGAGCTCATCAACAGTATCGCGTAAGGTTAAGGGTAGAACCTTCCTCTTCTTGAGAACCCTGGCCATCAATGAAGTGACCCTCTTGAACTCTTGAAGTGCTGGATTCATCCGCAACTCACCTTTTACGAACACTCGCCTCGCGATCGCTGCTCGCTCAGTGCATACGCAACTGGCGTGCATCGTCGCTCGGCCCACACTCTCGGGTTGCTTAAAGGGACGAACAAACTTCCCTTTGCCCATGCAGCACCCATCCTTGGTCTCATACGTCCACCTACCCTCCCCCGAGACTGGCATGCCAGCCTCAGGCGCATGAACGCGATCTACCAATTCCGGGCACCACTAATGAGCCGCAATACCCCTTCCTGAAGCTGTGAGATGCTCCAGGAAGCCATTCCATCCCGCGGATTCGAGGGCCGATGCCCACGAAGGATGGCGCGAAACGTCGGCGATGCCGGACCCAAATACCCTCTGAGTCCCCAGCCATCCCCTCGATCCCAACACCTTGGCCGCTTCCAACTCAGATTCACTCATAAGCATAGCCAACATCACGCTGATTGGAGCATACGATGCAAAACACGAGTTGCTCACCTTATTCTCGACCTGCCAAGCCTTGGCTCGACTGGTGAGGGTGCTCAACAATGCAGCATCTCTCTTCCTCAACATAGTGTAGGTTTGCAAATGAGCAATCAACTTCCAGTTGTATCGCGCACCACCTCCATGTTCACAAGCATCATGCAAATGTGTTTCATCTCTCTCAACCCCATTTGCACCACGTTCCTCTCTCACATATCCACAAGACAGTTGTTCGTGCTCGGCGACTCGGCTCACCCATTTCCCGTCCTTATAGGTCAAGGCCTTGGATCGCATTAGCTTCACGAGAGCGGTAACTGAGACCACACACATCGCTACACTGACA